ATTTAACATCTATACCGTTACTGATGAAGCAGAACGACTTGCATTTGAAGGACCACTTGCTGGTGACATTGTTATTCAAACTGCAACTCAAGAGTTTAACTTTACTTCATCTGATGTTGATGCAAATACAGATGAATTTACAATCAATAACCATGGATTAACAACTTCTGACGTTGTTACTTATTATGAAGGGTCTGGAACTGTTACTGCTCCTGCTCCTCTTGTAGATCATGAGCACTACTATGCAATTGTAGTTGATACCAATACAATCAAATTAGCATCTTCTATTTCTGATGCTGCTGCTGGACTTGAAATTGATATCACATCTGCAGGATCTGGAAATCATATATTTGAAACCCAAGGAACTCCTATTTCATTCATTCTTAACAATGACTTAGATAGTCAGATTCTTGAATTTATTCCTAATGCTAATCATGACTTTACCGTTGGAGATATTACACTCGCAACTCCTGGTGGTGGTCAAGGTCAGGTTACTAACTTCCTTGAGGGAACTGTAAAACAGGTTGTAGTTAATTCTGGTGGTAGTGGATATGCGCCAGGAGATACAGTAACATTCTCCACTCCTTCTGGTGGAACCGCAGCAACTGGTACACTGGTTCTTAACGGTAGTGTTATCACTGCAGTTACTTTAACCTCTGGTGGTGATCAATACTTTACTGCACCATCAACAACAGCAGGAACTATTACTATTAATACAAGCACTGGTTCTAATGCAAATCTTAGTACGATTATTAGATCTAGATTGAGCATCAATATCCTCAATAATATTAAAACTGAGGTTACTGATACTATTGATGATCAGGATACTCCAGTAAATACAATTACACTTTCAAACGTAGTTAATACTTCTGGATTTAGTGCAGACAACTGGATTCAGTTGACTTCATCTACCATTGATGCTTCGTTCATTACATCTGGCACTATTAATCCAACTCGTCTTGCTGGTGTTACTGCACAAAACCCAGCAAACTCACTGACTTACCTTAGAGGTGATTCACTGTTTGCTCCAGCAGTATCGTCACTTAAAATTTCTGAGGACTCACCAGTTGTACTTGGTGGTAATAATAGTGTCAGTACTTATATTGCATCACTTCAACTTGCAAATGGTGGTGCTGGGTATACGGTTGGAACATACACCGACACTTCTATCCTTGGTGGTAACGGACAAAACTTAAAAGGAACCATTAAAGTTTCTAATGGAACTGTAAGTTCTATTACCGTCACAAATGCTGGTACTGGTTATTCATCTCAACCAAAAGTAACGTTTAAGGACAATTGGACGGATCCTCAAAATCCAGCAATTATCAATGGAATTTCTGCAGAAGCATATATTTCTAATGGTCAAGTTGTACAAATTAACGTCCTTGATGGTGGCAGTGGACTTGGATCAAACACTCCTTTAATTGAAATTACAGGTGGAGGTGGTGTAGATGCCACTGCCACTGCAACGGTTACCGATGGTGCAATTCAGTATATTCAAATTACTGATGGTGGTGTAAATTATAGCGATAATACTACTCACTTTACGGTTACTCCAAATCCAGCAATTATTGGAACATCTCCAACCACTGCAGCAGACATTGAAGCATATTATGCAACAATTCCTAAATTAACTAACGATATTACTGTTGATGTAGCTAGAGTAAATGGAAATACTCCAAATGCTAACAATTACAGTACAGTAGGTGTTGCTAAGTTTAGAAAGTCAGACACTGGTTCTGGCGTAAGAATTGGTCAGTTTATTATTGGTGATGATGGCGCTATTGATATTGACCAGGGACAGGGTTCAGGATTTGATGCTGACTTACTCGATAACCAAGATTCCAGTTACTATATTGCTTGTGATAACTTTGTTCCAGGTAGTTCTCCAACTCCAGGTCTTCCTGCAAACTGCCTGATTGGTACTTATGGTATTGATATTGACGGTACTGCAGATTTTGGTAACATCTTAACTGCAAATGATACAAGATCTTCTACTTTCCAACCATCTAACTTCTTAGCTGGTGGACACTTCCAATGGAAAGATAATAATAACAATCCAGGTTATGCAAACACTTGGGAATATCTTGAAGATGGTGGAAACTATCATGGAGTTGCTACCTTCAGAAGAGGTGGTACAGGTTCTACATTCTCAGAAGGTTCGACTAACCAATTAGCATTTACTGACAACAATAATATCTACATTAGAAATAGTGGTTCCAATCAAGTCAATTCATTGACAATCACCACTGGTGGTTCTGGATATGTCAATGGAACTTATTATGATGTCCCTCTTGGTGGTGGAGATGGATTTGGTCTTAGAGCAAATCTTACTGTAACCAATGGTTCATTTACTAATGTTGAACTTGTAGATAAGGGTTGGGGATACAATCTTGATGGTAATTCTGGTGGATCATTTGTTGTTGTTCTTCCGTTTGAATATTTTGGAACTCAAAACACAAGACAAATTACAACTCCAGCAGTAATTACTGCAACTCTTCCAGTTTACCAAAGTGGTGCTGGTCAGAATGTTTGGTCATCTTGGAGAAAAGTTTGGCATGATGGTAATGATGGTGCAGGTTCTGGATTAGATTCAGATTTACTGCAAGGAAGAGATCTGCGTTGGACTCAGAAAGCTCTTAATCTTTCTGAAGATGAAACTTTGATGAACAGCAAGATTCCCGAATTAATGGGCAGTAGTGCATTCAATAACGAAATTAGAATTACTGTTCCAGATCCTACTGTTCTTATTGATAATGGTGAAGTTTATGATATCTATATTGAAGGTTACAATTTAACCCAAGAGCAAATTGAATCATTAGACACTACAAATATTGGTGCTCTTGGTGTTGGCACTCAGTTAAACCTGTATACTGCTAATGATATTGCTGAAGGTACAGCAACTCTGATTAATAGAAAGATTAACCTTGATCCTAATAACCGTGAAACTGGTACTCAATATGTCGAACAAAACTACGAGTGGACAGCAAATGCAACGTTCCAAAGAAATGATCGTGTAGTTTATGGTCACAATGTATATGTTGTAAGCAATTCAAGTAGTGGTGGTTACACTGCAGGTACAGTTGCTCCAGTACATGGTTCTGGAACAGTAACTGCTACTAGTGGAACTGCACAATTTACCTTTGAAAGAAAAGTAAGAAATCCATATACTATGTTGACTGTTGAGATTACTTCTGGTAATCTTACAGATTCAATTAAGAAAATTGGTATTCTTGATGCTCCCCAAGAACTATATCCAGTAACTGATTTTGCTACATCTTCAGATGAAACTTATACCAGACGCAAAGCACGTCTTGGAGTTGATTCTGCTGGAACTGCTTTCTTAGATCTTGGTAATATTGTAGAATCTACTTCACCATATATTGACTTCAATTCATCTGGAAATAATGTTGATTTTGATGTAAGAATTCAAGCATCTAGTGGATCATCTACATTAGGAACTGGTATTCTTAACTTCAGAGCATCTAACGCTCAGGTAAATGGAAACAACATCTGGCACGCTGGTAATATTACATTCAGTTCTGGATTTGATTCTAATAATGACTATGACACAAATGCAAATAGTAAAGCGGTTCTCCGTGATTCAAGTGGTAATTTTGCTGCAAATAATATTACATCAAACTTAACTGGTATTGCATCTGGAAACCTTGCGTTGACTGGTGGAACACTCACTGGTGGATTGAGAATCAAAGCAGATGCTGGTCTTGGAATTAGTGAAGGTACTGGAGCGGGAGCACGTTTAACTATTACATCTGCAGGTACTGGAGCTGTATTCCAACAAAATGATAATTCTTCTATTTTCTTTAACACTGATTCTGGCACAACTCAACTTCAGCTAAGACAAAATGCTCTTGGCGGTGGTGCTTATGTTCAAACTTCACAGCATGGAGGAACTCCATTAACGATCAACAGAAGTCATGATGGTGGTAGATTGCACTTCATCTATAGTGGTAATACTACCTCCTATGGTGAAGTTGGTATGACCTACTACGGTGCCGATGGTAACATGAATCTGTGGATGGGTTCAAACCTCTACTCTGCATCAAATAACCCAAATATTCCTGCTGAATCAAATACAACTCATACTGGCATCATTGCTTATAATCAATCCAGAGCATCATGGGCAACTCTCTGGAATAGTAATGCAGATTATTTCTCAATTAATCGCTATATTAATGGGGGTGGCACAACTGCAATTTACGTCAATAGCAGTATGCAGGTTGGTATTAATACTCAATCAAATACTACATATACCCTTCAAGTTAGTGGAACCTTTGCTGCTACCAGCAAGTCCTTCGTCATTGACCACCCAACTAAGAAGGACTATCAACTGGTCTATGGATCACTTGAAGGACCTGAGCATGGCGTATATGTCCGTGGTAAGGTCACTGATGGTGTTATTGAACTTCCTGAGTATTGGACAGCACTTGTCGATGAGGAGACCATTACAGTTCAACTGACTGCAATTGGTGACTCTGGCAATCGCTGGGTAGTTGATGTCGCTGATAATAAGATCACGACTGGTGGCGGGGCAGCGTTCTACTTTGTACAAGCAGAGCGTAAGGATATCGATAAACTGACCGTTGAGGTTGAAGTTATTAAGGAGGAAGAGTGATATGTCAACTCTTTATAATCCAAAAATTCCAACCGATGGACTTCTTATGATCATCGATCCCAGGAATAGTAATTGCTGGGATGGATCTTCAGTTAAAGAACCAATTAATGGCAGAACTGGAACTTTATATGGTGGTGTTGGAGTTGATGGTAATAGAGATTTTGATTTTGATGGGACTGATGATAGAATCACGGTTTCATCTGGGTTTGGTGGAACAGATTTAACTACATATTCTTTTATATTATGGCAGAAAATCAATTCTGTTACTCAATATGGTTCTAGATGGTTTGGTCTAGATAGTTATGGAACATATACATGCTACAATCCAGGTAATGTAGGATTTCACTACAATCCAGGAAATAGTAGTGCATCTTCAGTAACAATTAGTTCTGGATTTAATGCTGGTTATGGTAATTGGTTTCAACTTGGAGTTACTGTAAATCATGGAACACCACTGGTTAGAATTGGTATCAATGGAACTTGGAGAAATTCTTGGTCTACACATCCTTCTAGTGGATTTCGGGGTAATGTAAATCTTGGTGCTCAAAGAGCTACTGCTAATCAGCAACCTTCTGATTGTAATATTTCTCATTTTAGTTTATATAATAGAGAATTAACAGAAGATGAGTTTAATCAAAATTATCAGGTTTTTAGAGCGAGGTTTGGACTATAATGGGACACTATAATAATACTTCAATTGTTTTAGATGGATTGAAAATGGCATTTGATGGCAATAGTCCATATGCCAATGAAATTTCTGGATGTAGAAATTTAATTAATCCTGGAAAAAATTGGAGTGTTCGATCAGGAGGAGCATATGATGCTGCTAAAAAAGCAATGGTTTATAACAATGGATATTCATATAGTTATGTTGATGATTCTGAAGTAGATGGATGGTTTACTGACAACGAATATACCATTGAATGTTGTTGGAAGTTAGATAAAATTGGCGATCCAGCATCTAATTGCGGAGATAAAAGATATGCTCTATGGACAAAAATGGGCACTAATCAAACGTTAACTCCAGGTGGATATGACTGGTATTATCGTGGTCATGTGTGTGGCGGCAGTCCATCTGGAGCAGATCCAGTAAATGCTACCACTGGTGGTCATTCTTTCTATGCTGCAGGGTCTGGAGAAGTATCACAACCTTCTGGATATGGCAATAAATCTGTAAGTTTCCCAGGAGGAATTTCCATAAACACAATTTATTATACAGCATACCAATACAGGTTATTTAATAATGCTACCCAATTTCAAGTGGCAATGTATCACAATGGCCAAGTAGTATCTGAAAGTGGAATTGGATCACATACTGTTGGTTATGGTCCACAAGCAGATTTTAGAATAGGTGGAAGAAATAACAATTGTGGTAATGGTAGTATGGACGGTGATATCTATATGTTCAGATTTTATAATCGTCGATTGACTGACACTGAAATTTATAATAACTATATTAATACCAAGTCACTTTACGGATTATAAAAATGGCAGTAGCAGGCGGACCAAATGGAATTGAAGATGGGTTAATATTTCATGTTGATCCAGTGCAATCGTGGACTGGAACTACTATAGAAAATTTAGCATCAAGATTTAATCCTTCTTTAAATCAATTCGCAGCTTCTTTTGATGGTGCTGTTGATATGACAGATAAATTTGGGGTTCTGACTTATAATGGTTCTACTCAATGGTGGCAATATCCAGTTGGATCATACGTTCCAAATATTGGTGGCACCTACGGAGGTAACTCATTTACAATGGAGGGATGGTGGGCATCCACTAATAATAATAGAGGAATGACACCATCATCTAATGGCATTGATAATTGGATTGGAACTAATAGTAGTAGATTATATGTATTTGTTACTGAGCGTGCTGATGTTAATAATGCATCTTTATTTTCAACTGCAGGAAGTATGCCCTCTGATGGAACTTGGACTCATTGGGTTGTTACAATGTATGATGATACTGTAACGATGTATATTAATGGCAAATTCAATTCGGTTCACGTAAGACCATACAGAATTGCCAGATGGAGTGGTCAATGGAGATTTGGTCAAAGAGGAAATAGCTCAGGTTGGTATCAAGGAAAGATGGGATCTATGAAAGTTTGGAATAGAATCCTAACTCCAGAAGAAATTTACCAGAGTTATAATGCTCTTAAACCTCGTTATCAGTATTAATTATAAATAATCAATAAAAGGCATAGTATAAGATGGCGAATTCCGATAAGGATATTCTAATAACACCAGCAAAAGATACTGCAAATCTTCCAGAGATTAGTTTTGTCGGTTTAGATAACGCACCGATTCAACTGAAAGTTCTGGATGATAATACTATTTCATTTGAAGGTTCTTCTGGTCAGTTATTTTCCATTAACAATAATCTTACCATAGGAACTATATTTTCTGTTAATGATGTTTCTGGTATTCCGTCGATCGAAACCACTGCGGAAGGATTGAATTATTTAAGTCCTTATTATGGATCTACTATTATTGGTCCTGGATCAAAACAACTTACAGGAATTAGTTCAACCAGACCATCATTAATTCTTAATACTAAGGGCAATAATACCACATATGACATGGAGGTGTTTGCCAATCATGGCATCTCCAATGGTAACTATGGTGGTATTACTTTTACTCAAGGAAGTTCAGGTGCTTATTCTACTCAATTAGCGTCCATTAGAATTGAGTATACTGATGCAGGTCACCCACATATTGGATTCTATACAAGAAGTGGGCAAGGTGAAGTGCGTAGAATGCACGTTCAAGGTGGAAATTCTAGAGATGGCAACGTTGGAATTAATGTTTCTCCAGGAAGTGGATATTTAGAAACTCCAGGAAAATTAACAATTAACTCTGGTGGAACTCATAGTGCTTATAATGCAATTTGTTTGATGCACAGTACCAGTAATAATAGCAATAAAGGTTCTTCTATTACAGGTGCTCCATATAGTTCATCAAACCCACCTTGGACAGCTTTTGGTGTTTGGTCTACAAACAGTGAGAATAACATTTACATAGGTGGTGGTGGATGGGGCAATCAAGCAGAAGCAACACAAATTTGGTTTTTTACTGGATCTGGTCAAGGAGCTAGTGCTAGAGGAACAAGAAGATGGAATATGACAAGTGCTGGGAATTTTGAACCTCACGCAGATGCTTCATATAATATCGGAAGTACCAGTAATAGAGTTAATAATATCTATACTACTGACTTACATTTATCAAACAGAGATTCTCAGAACGTTGTTGATGGAACCTGGGGAGATTGGACTCTCCAAGAAGGTGAAAATGATATCTATATGCTAAATAACAGAAACGGAAAGAGATTTAAGATGGTTCTTCAGGAGGTCCAGTAATGTCGCTTAGATGGTACGATGGAAGCAAAATGACAGGTTTTGCTATGCAGGACAATGTGCGCCTGCTTAACGAACCTGGATATGGATATACTACCTTAAAGGCACGTTATCAAAGTAATGTTGGTAGATCCTGGAGATTTACTGCCAATGGTGATTATGGTCCTAGAAATTATGATGACACTGGCAATGCATATGCTGATTTTTACATGTCCTGCCCTGGTGGAACTAGGTGGTTTTCTAGGGTAGCAACTAGTGAAACAGATAACATGCCAAATGGAGCTCAAGGTGATAAGTTTGAAGAAACTTTTGCTGGTGGTGTTGATAGAATTTCATTGTATATGGATATTCACGTTGGATATGCACCTCACCCATATTCAAATCCACCAAGAGCACGTCTTGCAGTTTTGATGAATCAAATTGGTGCCTATCATTATTGGACTCATGGTGGTCCAACATTTTACCCTGATCGACCTAGAGTTTGGAATAATGAACAGAAATTCCAAAATTTTGAAATTAGAGGACAATCTTGGGGTATTACAAACTATGATGACTTATTAGAATTTACTAGAGGTGCAAACCACTCTCTTGGAATTGGTAATGATAGAATTAGAATCATTAATTTAGGTCCAACTGATGTTCATGTTAATGGAATTTGGATTTATCACCACGGAAACCAAGATAGGAGATTCTAAAAATGAAAGTAATTAATACAGAAAGTGGTGTTGTTGAATGGTATGGAACACTCAAGGAATTCAGACAAAAAAATTATCTAGATCCAAAAGCAGCGTTTACTATGATCTCTAGGGATTCTGTTGGTATCGCTGCTAAAAATGCAGTAAAAGGTGGAGCAATGACTCCAAATGAAATTAAGCAACAGATGGATGACTATCCATTTGATGAAGATTATCAGCGTCCAGTAAAATTTGTATATGAACTTGAAGAAATCAATCAAATTGCTGGTGAACAGATTACAAAATATTATCCATTATGGAAACAAAATAATTTAATCATGGAGGGTGATCAAGCAAAACTTGATGCAATGAATGAGTTCATTCAACGTGTCAGAGATTGGGCAAATGGAGAAAATCCAGATCCAGATATCATTGATACTATAGTTCCATAAATACTTTTGTCGTAATTTTTTATTTTACATATGACTACTGAAGAAATGATTAAAGATTTTCAAGATCAATTGAAAAAAATTGTTGATGAAATTCGTGAACTTGATTCTCAAATGAATGCTAAGAAAGAACAGTATTTCAGATTGCAAGGTGCTGTAGAAGCATTAAATATGACTCAAAAAGAATCTGAACCAGTAGAAGATACCTCTGGTCCAGAAGATAACTGATAAATCAGTCCTCTGCTAAATAAAGTAGAGGACTTTTTAATGCGTATAAATGGCGCAACCGACAAGCAGAGCAGAATTAAAGGATTACTGCCTAAGGCGATTAGGTAAACCTGTATTAGAAATCAATGTTGACGATGATCAAATTGATGACCTCATTGATGACGCTATCCAGTTGTTTAACGAGCGTCATTACAATGGTACTGAGAGAATGTTCCTGAAGCATCAGTTTACTGCTGATGATGTAACTCGTTTTACTACAAGTGACGAAACCCTTACTGTAGGAACTACTGATTGGGTTTTGAGAAATAACTATCTTCAAATTCCAGATCACATTACTGGAATTAACAAGGTATTTGGTATCAAGGGAAGTAATATTAGAAGTAACCTTTTTGGATTAGAGTATCAACTGTTCCTCAATGACTTATATCAGTTTGGATCTGTTGATATTTTAAGTTACTATATGGTCAAGTCGTATCTAGAGACACTAGATATGGTGTTAAATAATGGAAGTTTTATTCCATTTAGATTTAACCAACGCCAAGATCGTTTGTATATTGACACTCAAACTGATTTTGTTGATGAGGGTGCTTATGTAATTATTGATTGCTATCGCACATTAGATCCAACTGCAAATACTCAAGTATACAACGACCCATTCTTAAAGAGATATACAACTGCCTTAATTAAAAGGCAGTGGGGGCAGAACTTAATTAAGTTCCAAGGTGCTCAACTCCCTGGTGGCATCACTTTAAACGGAAGACAAATTTATGATGATGCAGTTGCAGAACTGCAACAAATTGAAGATGAGATGTCATCAACATATGAACTTCCACCAATGGATATGATCGGATAAGATGGCAAAAAATACTTACTTCACTCATGGTACTAGAGAGGAGCAAATGCTCCAACAATCCCTGGTGGATGAGTTTATCAATATGTTTGGGATTACAACAACATATATCCCACGTAAATTAATTAGACAAGACACTATATTAAATGAAGAGGTTATCTCTGAGTTTAATGATGGATTTACAATGGAAGCATATCTTGAGAATTTTGAAGGATTCCAAGGTGCTGGAGATATTCTCACAAAGTTTGGAATTAGATCTAGTGATGAAATTACATTAGTAATTTCTAGACAGGTGTTTGAGGATTTAATTTCTCTTCCAATGCAATTGGTTGAAAATATTCAAGTTCCACAAAGACCCTCTGAAGGGGATTTAATTTATTTTCCATTATCAGATAATGTTTTTGAAGTCAAGTTTGTAGAACACGAATCACCATTCTATCAGTTTGGTAAATTATACACTTATAAATTGAAGTGTGAGTTGTTTGAATACTCTAATGAAGTTACAGGTGAAGGTATTTTTGCAACTCAAGAAGATGAAGGATTTATCGTTAAGTACTATTATAATGAATCCACTCTTAATGGTAGTCCTGAAGTTGGAGAACTTGTTACTGGATCTATAACTGGTCTTACAGCAAGAATTAATTCATGGAATCCAAACATGAAGTATATTGAACTAAGAGCACCAACAGGTAGTACCGAACACGGTCAGTTCCAAGTTGGAGAAACTCTTACAGGATCTGATAGTGGATTCTCTATAAATATTTCTAGCTTCGACGAACTCGATATGAAGGATGCGTATGCAGACAATATTGAGTTTGAAACTGAAGGAGATGACATTTTGGACTTTACAGAACGCAACCCATTTGGAGAATTTGGCAATAGGAGTTAATTATGCTAGGAACATATAATTATAATCAGGTTATTAGGAAGTGTGTTGTTGGATTTGGCACACTTTTTAATAACTTGGAGATTCGTAAATTTAATGAGGATGGATCAGTATACCAGAGGATGAAAGTACCTCTGGCATACGGTCCTAGTCAAAAGTTTCTTGCTCGTATTACTGAGCAACCTGATCTTGGTCGCCCTAATGCGATCACTCTACCAAGGATGTCATTTGAAATGACAGGTATGAGTTATGATCCATCAAGAAAACAAAGTCCAACACAGTACTGTCTCACCAATGAAGACGCCGAGGGAGTAAAGAAAACATACATTCCTGTTCCATATAACCTTGAGTTTGAACTCAATGTTCTTAGTAAAACTCAGGATGACTGTTTGCAAATTGTAGAGCAAATTATACCATTCTTTCAACCATCTTTCAACCTTTCAATTAAGTTAGTTGACGAAGCAAATATCATCAAAGATATTCCTATTGTAATGAATAGTATCAGTTTTAATGATGACTATGAAGGAAACTTTGATACTAGAAGAGCACTTGTTTATACATTAAGGTTTACTGTAAAGACCTACATCTACGGTCCAACTACAGATACTGGTCTCATCAAGAAAGCGATCACCAAGGAATATGCCAAGGTTGATCTTAATGCACCTGGAAGATACCGCAAGTATCAGGTCACTGCCAAGGCAAAAGAAGATAAGAATGATGATGGTGTTATTGATACCATTGATGATTCACTTCTCCTTTCTGGTGATGACTTTGGGTTCAATGAAACTTCTGGATACTTTGAAGACCTATGAGCGAAAACTACGACGGAATTGAAGACGCACTAAATGTAGAAGCGGACATTGTTCCTGCTGAACCAGCACCAAAACCAAAGAAGAGAACAGAGCGTATTATTGATATCGATAAGGATATCAAAAAAGATTACGACTATTCTAGGGGTCAACTCTATGATGTCATTGAGAAGGGTCAGGAGGCGCTCTCAGGCATCTTAGACGTTGCCAACAACACAGACCACCCTAGAGCGTATGAAGTTGCTGGACAGTTAGTTAAGAGCGTTTCTGACGCTACTGAGAAACTGATGGCACTTCAGCAAAAGATGCAGGATCTTGAAGAAGGTCCTAAGTCCAAACAGAAGGTTACCAATAACAATGCTCTGTTTGTTGGATCTACTGCAGAGTTGTCCAAACTTATTAAGCAAGGTCTTCTAGATAATAAATAATAATAAAACTTAGTAAGATGATCCTCAAGACAAAAGGGGTATCTGTAGATATCCAAGCAGCTGCAAATTTAGTTGG